CTAAGACCTGACGAAAAACTTGAAGCTGGTGATGTTTTATTAATGAGTATTTTAGGAAATGGTTTAAATCATGTAGCCATTTTTTTAGGAGATGATGTTTTACATCATTTAACCGATAGACTATCTTGTAGAGAACCATATTCACAATGGTTACTAAAATGTACTGGAAAGAGGTATCGGTATGCTTCGTAAAGTAAAGTTATACGGCGAACTTGCAGAATTTGTAGGTCATAAACAGTTTGATGTTCAGGCAGATAGCATTGCAAAAGTAGTCAGTTTTTTAGTTAATAATTTCCCCAAAGTAGAAAAATATATGAATCCAAAATATTATCAAGTAAAAGTTGGTAATTATTCAATAGATAAAGATGAAATATATTTTCCAATAGGACAAGAAGATATACATATTGTTCCTGTAATATCTGGTGCTGGTAGAGGTATAGGAAAAGTATTGCTAGGTGCTGCCTTAATTGCGGGTGCATTTTTATTGCCAGTAACAGTGCCTTATGCTCCTTTAAGTGTTGGCTTTGGTGGAGTAGCTGGTGGTACTTTAATAGCTAGAAGTATGGTGTATTTAGGAGCAGCTTTAGTTTTATCAGGTGTTAGTGATATGTTATTTCCTGTTCCAAAACCAAAAGAGTTTAAGAGTGAAGAAGATCCTAGATTATCTTTTAGTTTTTCTGGAGCACAAAATACTAGCCGTGCAGGAACTCCAGTGCCTTTGGTATTCGGAACTATGGTAACTGGCTCAGTGGTTATCAGTGGAGCCGTTGACACCCAACAGGTACAGGCATGACAGACGCTCCAAAGAACATACAAGGTGCTGGCGGTGGCGGTGGCGGTGGTGGTAGAAGTGCTCCTCCTCCTCCCCCTGCTCCGACTAGAACTCCTGATACTTTACATAGTAGACAGTTTGCCACTTTTCTTGATCTTATTTCAGAAGGAGAGATAGAGGGATTTGAAACACCATCAAAAGAGGGTCGTACTAAAAACACAACCGCATATAATACTGCTGCTTTTAAAGATGTATTTTTAAACGATACTCCTATTTTAAGATCACAAGCTAGTTCTATCGCACCACAAGATAATGATTTTAACTTTAAAGATGTAGGATTTAAAATACGTTTTGGAACGGCTAATCAAACAAAACTTTCAGGAATATTAAGTAGTTCTTCAATCCAAAGTGTAGGTGTAACAGTTAATGAAGGCAGTCCTGTAACAAGGCAAATAACAAATTCAAATGTAGACGCAGTAAATATTACAATTACTTTTCCTCAAATGCAGGAGGCAAAAGAAAATGGAGATTTATTAGGTTCCTCTGTAACTTTACAAATACAAGTTCAATATAACGGAGGTGGTTTTAGTATTGCTATCACAGATACCATAACTGGTAGAACTGCTGATGCTTACCAAAGAGATTATAGAGTCAATTTAACAGGTGCATTTCCTGTTGATATAAGAATAGTAAGAGTAACTCCAAACAGCACAAGTTCTAGCCTCATTAATTCTTTTAATTGGACAAGTTTTGGTGAAATTATAGATGATGCTTCTACTTACGCTAACAGTGCTTATACTTCTCTTCGATTGGACTCAATGCAGTTTCAATCAATTCCAACAAGAAAATTTCGTATAAGAGGAATAAAAGTAAGAATACCAGGTACAGGAGCAAACAACTCAGGCACACCAACTGTTGATCCTAATGGTCGCATAGTGTATCCAAATGGATATATTTTTAATGGAGTTATGGGAGCAGCCCAATGGTGTGCGTGTCCAGCTATGGTTTTATTGGATATTTTGACAGATACCAGATATGGGTTAGGTAATCATATTGGAGATAGTGCTGTAGATTTATTTTCATTTGTAACAGCTAGTAAATTTGCAAACACTTTAGTATCAGATGGATTTGGAGGACAGGAAGCTAGATTTAGCTGTAACGTAAATATTCAAGCAGCAAGCGAGGCTTTTGACATCATAAACGAATTAGCTGGAGTAATGCGTTGTATGCCGATATGGTCAGCAGGAACTTTATCTCTTGCCCAAGATAGTCCAAAAGACGCAAGTTATTTATTTACTCTGGCAAATGTCACACCAGAAGGGTTTAGTTACTCAGGTAGTAGCTTAAAAACAAGACATACAGTAGTCTCTGTGTCTTATTTCAACATGGATACTAGAGAAATAGATTTTGAAGTTGTAGAAGATGCTGCTGCAATAGCTAAATTTGGAGTAATTATAAAACAAGTAAAAGCATTTGCCTGTACATCGAGAGGACAAGCTGCTCGACTTGGCAGAGCCGTTCTTTTCACTGAGCAAAATGAAAGTGAAATTGTTACTTTTGCAACTTCTATAGATTCTGGTGTTGTAGTAAGACCTGGTGCGGTTATAGAAATAGCTGATCCTGTTCGTTCTGGTCTTAGAAGAGGAGGAAGAGTAAAATCTGCAACGACACAATCAATAACTGTAGATGATGATACTGCAACAAGTTTACCAACAACAAATAATCCTTCTATTAGCGTAATAATGCCTGATGGAACTGTAAGAGTAGCAACTGTATCTTCTATAGTAGGAAATGTAATTAATATTGTTGGATCATTACCTCAAGCACCTAATCCTAATACTGTATGGCTTATACAAGATGATACAGTTAAGACTCAAAAATTTAGAGTAATAACAGTAGAAGAATCAGATGGTGTCAATTACGCTATTACAGCTTTATCTTATGTAAACGAAAAATATGCTTTTATCGAAGATGGATCTCGTTTACCTGATAGAACAATATCTGTTTTAAATCTTCCAAAAGCTGCTCCATCTGGTCTTGTTGCTCAAGAGAAATTAGTTGTTATTAATAACCAAGCTGTATCTAAATTAATTGTTAGCTGGCAACCCGTGACAGGAGTTACTCAATATCAAGTCAACTATAGATTTAATAATGGTAATTTTGTATCTACCACTGTTTCTAGCCCCGATTTTGAAATATTTAATACCTCTGTTGGAACTTATGAGATACAGGTATTTAGCTATAATACAGCCTTACAATTAAGTCCATCATCATCAAATTTAAGTGTTAACACGGTTGGAAAAACTGCTGTTCCTGACAATGTGTCGGGTTTAACAATAGAGCCTTTTTCAGAAAAGTTAGTACGACTTAGATGGAATGTATCTTCTGATCTTGATGTAACTCATGGTGGTTTTGTTTATGTAAGACATTCTACAAAATTAGACGGCACAGGCACTTTTGCTAATTCTGTTGATCTCATAGATGCTTTGCCTGGAAACTCCACACAAGCTGTCGTTCCATTATTAGAAGGAGAGTATATTTTAAAGTTTCAAGATGATGGTGGAAGGTTTAGTACAGGAGAGACAAGTGTAGTTATTGATTTACCTGACAATGTATCTGCATTAGTAACTCAAACAAGAAGAGAAGATTCAGATAATCCTAAATTTCAAGGAACAAAAACTAATACTAACTTCGATTCTTCAGCAGCAGCACTTACATTAACTAATCCTGCTACTAACGCATCTGGCGAATATGCTTTTAATACTGTTCTTGATTTAGGCGGTGTATTTAGTCTTGATCTAAAACGTCATTTTCTTAGTGAAGGTTTTTATATTGGTACATTATTTGATTCTAGAACAGCTTTAATAGATACATGGACAGACTTTGACGGTGCGGAGGCTACTGCTGTAAATGCGAAATTATTGGTTGCTACTACTCAGGATAATCCGTCATCTGGATCGCCTACGTTTACTGCATTTCAAACTTTTGCAAATGGAACATATAAAGGAAGAGGATTTAAATTTAAAACAGAGTTAACAAGTGGAGATCCAGCACAAAATATACGCATAAGTCAGCTTGGCTATACAGCAACGTTGCAAAGAAGAGTTGAACAAAGTAACGCACTGACAGCTAATGGATCAACAAATGTTACTTTTGATAATTCATTTTTTGTAGGAACTTCATCATTGCTAGGTGCAAACAGTAATTTACCTGCTATTGGTATCACTGCTCAAAATTTAGGTGCTGGAGAATTTTTTCAATTATCGAATATATCTGGCACAGGTTTTACTATTGTATTTAAGGATAGTGGTGGTAATGCTATTAACGGTAAGCAATTTACCTATCAAGCTGTCGGATTTGGCAAAGGATAGTACAATGAAACAAACAATAGTTTTTAGATGACCAGAGTTGTAAGTACAGGTAAAGAATCTGGTAATAATTTTGAACCAGATAACGGCACTGGTGCTCAAGTTCGTACTGCTATAAAAGATATTTTTGGTGCGTTGAGAACACTAAATGCAGGTAGTGGCGATCCAAGTGGAGCAGCTAATGTAGCTGCATATCAACCCCATATAGACACTAATACTAATTTACTTAAAATATCAAATGCCAGTAATAATGGCTTTGTTACTTTAGGAGATATAAGTGAGACAAATTTTGGTCATGCTGATTTATCTGGTGCAACTTTTACTGGACCAATAATTAATAATTATACTTCAGCTTTAAGATTACCTGTTGGAACAACAGCCCAAAGACCAGGCAGTCCTGCTGCTGGAGATATAAGATTTAATTCAACTACAACTGAAGCAGAAATTTATAATGGTAGTATATTTACAGCAGTTGCAGGAGGAGCAGGAGCAACTGGTGGTGGTAACGATCAGTGGGTATTTGAGAACGATCAAACAGTTACTCAAAACTATGAAATCACTGCTGGTAAACACGCACATTCTGTATCACCGACAATTAACAATTCGGTGACAATTACTATTCCTTCTGGAGCAATCCTTGTTATTCTATAGTCATGGCATTAGCAATTAACGGCACAACTGGTATTTCTGGAGTTGACGGATCTGCTTCCGCTCCATCACTTGTCGGTTCTGACTCAAATACTGGATTATCATTTGCTTCTGATACTGTTATATTTAATACAGGAGGAAGTGAAAGAGCTAGATTTTCAGATACAGGTGCTTTGCGTATTGGTGCAACTTCAGCTTCAGATGGAGAAACAGGATTACTGGTTGAAAACGATTCATCAGCTAAACTTGCAGTTTTTCACCATAATCACAACAGCCAAAGAGCGTGTATTGACTGTCGAAACGCTCATGCAACAGGTGGTCAATCTGCAATTATGATTGAGTTTAGAAGGGCAGATCAAACCAGTGTTGGAGGTATTTTTGCAAGTACAAGTGCTGTTTCATATAACACAAGTTCTGATTATCGTTTAAAAGAAAATCAAGTTGCAATATCTGATGGTATTACTAGATTAAAAACACTTAAACCATATAAGTTTAATTTTAAAGGAGAATCTGCAACTGTTGATGGTTTCTTTGCACATGAAGTTACAGCAGTTCCAGAGGCAATTCAAGGTACAAAAGATGCTGTAGATGAAAATAACGATCCAATTTATCAAGGAATAGATCAAAGTAAATTAGTTCCGTTACTTACGGCTGCACTACAAGAAGCAATAGGTAAAATAGAAACATTAGAAACAAAAGTTGCTGCATTGGAGGCTGCATAAATGGCAAAAATCAAACTGAACGCAGCGTCAGGAGGAGGTTCAGTAAG